GTATTTTAGATGTTGTCAGAGGATTGAGTCAGGCTGCTGTTAATGCATATGACGGCTATGAACACATGGACAGTAAAATTGGTTTAAAAAGAGAAAAGGGAAACCCTATCATCGATAGTCGAATCGTCGATGGATTTGCTGTTCGCTTCTCGGCGGATAAAATGATATTGACCTACCAAAGCGACATTCAAATGAAAGAGCTTCATCCTCGGTCTCAGTTTGAGAACGAAATAGCCCGGACATTTGGGGACATTGTTAAGTTTCTCAAGAAAGAGTATAAGAAGCTTACCAAGGACAGCGTCTCTCTAACCCCAGTAGGCGAACCAGACATTCTGGTCCAAAGCACTTCCCGCATCCGTTCATGGGTTCAGGCCACTCAACAGTATCAGATTGGCAATGTGGACATGACCATTTCGGTTGGAAAGTCGTCCGACGAGAAACTAAGAGATAACATTAAGAAATTCATGGAACTCACATCCGGGAAACCAACTAAACCTAAAAATGACACCCGAAAAAAACAAGGCTATGATGACCGAGAAGATGAGTCGTTAGGAATGCGTACCGGAAAGGAAAGCTCCAAGAAGCAAGACTACAAGGACCGCCGAGAAGATTCTTACGGCAAATGGGGCACCCGAGACAAGAAAAAGAAAAAATAATATTTAGATAGCCGACATTATGCAGTTAACCAAAAAAGAAAAGATGTCGGAAATCGTTCGTTCAGGCAAAGACCCGGTCTACTTTTCTAACCACCACGCCAAAATATCCCACCCTCTTCATGGATTGATTCCATTCGATATGTATGGGTTCCAAGAGGAAGCCCTTCGAGACTTCAAAAAGCATCGCTTTAATGTCATCCTAAAGGCACGGCAGTTGGGGATTTCTACCACTGTGGCTTCTTATGTCTGTTGGTTGATGTTGTTCCATCGAGATAAAAACATTCTAGTGGTGGCTACAAAGCTTTCGACAGCCGCCAACCTAGTCAAAAAAGCCAAAGCGATATATAAAAACTTACCTTCCTGGCTAAAAATAGCCACTATTGTTGTAGATAATCGTAATTCTTTTGAGCTATCAAATGGTTCCATAGTTAAGGCGTCCTCAACTTCAGGCGATGCAGGTCGTTCGGAAGCATTATCTCTTTTGGTGGTAGATGAGGCAGCTATTGTGGAGGGTTTGGATGAAATGTGGGCTGGTTTATATCCCACTCTTTCAACGGGTGGCACTTGTATTGCTTTGAGCACGCCTTATGGTGTTGGAAACTGGTTCCATAAGACATATATTGAGGCGGAAGAGGGGAAAAATGACTTTAATCCCATCAAGCTGCCATGGGATGTTCACCCAGAAAGAGACCAAGCGTGGTTCCAAAAAGAAACCCGCAACATGTCAAAAAGAGAGATAGCCCAGGAGCTTGAATGTAACTTTAATGCATCAGGAGAAACGGTCATCCACGGCGATGATTTAAATCGCATCTTGGAGGCAGTATTAGACCCCCGTCACATGACAGGATTTGACCGAAATTATTGGATATGGTCAGAACCCCTTCCGGATAGGGACTATTTAGCCGTAGCTGATGTGGCACGAGGAGACGGCTCAGACTATAGTGTCTGTCAGATTATCGACCTGCAAACTATGGAGCAGGTAGCAGAATATCAGGGAAAAATAACCCCAGATAGGTTTGCCCCGTTACTTTATTCAATGGCTGGGGAGTATAACAATGCCCTGCTAGTGATTGAAAATAATTCGTTTGGTATCGGAGTCCTTAGTAGGTTAGAGGAACTCGATTATAAAAACATATATTATAGTGTTCGTTCCACTCACGAATATGTAGACCAGGCTACCGCTGAAGCTATGGGGGGAGTGGCTGGGTTTACCATGTCTATGAAGACACGACCCTTAGTCATTGCAAAGTTTGAAGAATTCGTTAGGAATAAACTAATTACTATTAATTCTAAGAGGTTGGCCAACGAGATTAAGACTTTTATCTGGTATAACGGTCGCCCACAAGGAATGAGGGGGTATAATGACGACCTTGTTATAGCTACTGCCATTGGCTGTTGGGTGCGGGATATAGCACTGACAGTAAATAAGCGAGAAACTACCTATAAGAAGGCAATAATTAATAGTATGATGGTAACGAACAGTACACTTAATACAAATATCGAAGGAATGCAGGGCTACAAACCCCCTAAAGGACCACAAACAACGTTCAAGGGAAAAGATGGGCGAATGCACGACCTTTCTTGGATAATCAAGGGATAATCAATGGCAGACAACAATAACATTAACAGCAATAACAAGAATCCCCGCAACGCTCAATCTACTTTGTTCCGCAGGTTGACACGCCTGTTTAGTGGGCCTTTGGTTAATTATAATCAACCCAATATAACCCGAACAACGCCTCGTACTGTTAAGAAATATACTTTTAAAACAGCCACGGGTAAAGAATTTAAGAAGAAAGAATATTACAATCCTTTCTCGGCGGTACAAAACAAAACCCTCATGAATCGGGACAAGCAATACCGCTATACTGATTTTGACCAGATGGAATATACCCCAGAGCTTGCTTCGGCGCTTGATGTTTATGCCGACGAAATAAGTACCTCGTCTGAATTAACTCCTCTTGTACATATTGACTGTCATAACCGTGAAATTAAAGAAATCCTGCACACGCTGCTTTATAGTGTGCTCAATGTCGAGTCCAATTTGTTTGCGTGGTCTCGCAGCATGTGCAAATATGGCGACTACTATCTTTATCTGGACATTGACGACAAGATGGGAATCACAAACGTTATTCCATTGCCCGTGCGAGAAATTGAAAGGCTAGAAGGAAAAGATGAGACTAACCCCAACTATATTCAATATTATTGGGTAGGAGCCAACGACCCTGGGGTGACATTCGAAAACTGGCAAATTGCCCACTTTAGGGTCTTGGGAAATGATAAGTACGTTCCTTACGGAACCTCCGTGCTAGAGTCAGCCCGCCGCATCTGGCGACAATTAATTCTTCTTGAAGATGCTATGATGGCCTATCGCATTGTGAGGTCTCCTGAACGACGAGTTTTTTACATTGATGTGGGGAATATTCCGGCAGAAGATGTAGAACAGTATATTCAACAGGTCCAGACTCAAATGAAACGGAACCAAGTTGTCGATGATGACACGGGGCGAGTCGATTTGCGCTACAACGCAATGAGTGTGGATGAAGATTACTATATCCCAGTTAGAGCCGGTAATAATTCTCGTATTGAAACTTTAGCCGGTGGACAATTCACTGGGGACATTGACGACGTTAATTATTTGAGAGACAAACTCTTTTCCGCTATTAAAATCCCTAAAGCATACCTTGCTCAGACGGATTCTATGGAAGACCAGACGACCTTAGCTCAAAAAGATATCCGCTTTGCTCGCACTATTCAAAGATTACAGAGGGTGGTTCTGGCGGAGCTACAAAAAATGTGTGTTATTCATCTCTATACGTTGGGTTATAGAAATGATGACCTTATCTCCTTTAATCTTTCGCTTAACAATCCTAGCAAAATCGCAGAACTTCAAGAGTTAGAACATTTACGCACGAAATTTGACATTGCAGGCTCTGCCACCGAAGGGTTGTTCTCTAGGCGATGGATTTATAAGAATGTGTTTAAGATTGACGACGATGAGGTTCTTAGAATTCAAGCAGACCAGTTCTCAGATGCTAAACACACCTCTACTTTAGAGACTGCGGGTACCGCCGTTGCAGAAGCAACCGGTGCTGGTGGTGCTGACGCCGGGCTTGATGATTTGGGCGGCGATGATGCGCTAGGTGACCTCGGAGACGACACTGCCGCTGACGAGCCCGCAGATGAGGGGCCCCTTCTCGCCGAACCACCCCCAGCGATGCGAGACGACTATAAGCCAGTTGCTGATGATAAGCGTACCGGACTTGGACCACGCAGCCGTAGCTTGAAGGCGGCTGGCGGCGGAAAGGTGGCCGTGCCATCTCGCCAAAAAGAAACCAAAAAAAGCAGACTATTTAAAGGTGTGCCGGACGGTCTTGGGCCACTAGCCAGAGGAGTGAGTTCCTTGAATGCTGGTCTCAAGAGCGACGCTGAGATTATAGCCGAAACAAGTAAGGACATCAAAACTCTCATCGAAGGACTGAACAAACAAGGGGAGAACGACAACAAAGATGAAAACGAAGCATAATAAAAAAAGAAATACTGCGTTTCTTTACGAAGTTCTTTCCAGGGAATTGACCAAGTCTATTGTCAGGCAGGAGAATAAAAGTAAACAAAACCTTTTGAACTTAATTAAAGAATTTTTCAACAATGGTAGTGTGCTAGCCGAAGAGCTTAACCTCTACCAGACCTTGTCCGAGAAGTCTAACTTTGATTCTTATACTGCCGAAAAGATGATTCATCGATGCAAAGAAAAATATGCTCAATTAGATAAAAAGCAGATTTTTGAAAAACAATCTCAACTTATTTCTCGAATTAATAAAACTGTGGGCGCAAATGTGTTTTCGACCTTTATCCCTCAGTACAAATATTTTGCCACGATAGCTCAGATTTTTAACGAGAAGACCCCCGTCAAGCACAAGGTACTGATGGAACAACAGGTGCTGGGAACACTGTCTGCGGAGGATACAAAACCTGAAACTATGCAGCCGGTAGATTCTTTGGTTCTGAGAACTTTTTCGGAAAACTTTAATAAAAAGTATTCTCATCTTTTGCCGGAACAGCGCCAGTTGCTAGGAAAATATATTTTAGCCATCGGAGATAACATTGTAGACTTTCAACTCGCCCTCAAGGAAGAGCTTCAGAGACTCTACAAGACAGTCAAAAGCTCTCTGGATTTGCCCGAGGTTGCGACCGATGAGACTATGGTAGAAAATACCAACAAACTTCTTGCCCAAATGTCCGAAATTAACGTGGCAGAAATCACTGAATCACAACTGAAAAAGGTTTTAAAAATGCAAAACCTTGTGCGGGAATACTCGAAAGATGACAATTAAGGTTAAAATAGGAGCACCACCAGAAGAATCTCTTCCGGTCCAGGCCACCATCGGACTACAAATGAGCGAGACTCTTGATGGAAACGTTCTCATTAAAGACCATCACAAGATTAATATAATTGTGGTTCCTTCAAATGGTCAAATTATTACAATGCCCAAGCCTCATATAGGGGAGAACACCTATTATGAGCAACGCCATTTGATGGACGCATTGGAAT